TTCGAGCGCGGCAATGCCCTCGATTGCGGCGATGGCCTCGGACAGGCCTTCATCGCTGATCTCGACCGCAACACCGGCCATCACAGCGTCTCCCGCGAGAACCGGCGCGGCCTTGCGGCAAAGTCGGCACCCGACGACGGATTGCCGTCGCCGCCCGTATCGACGGCCGGCTCGTCGGCGCCGAGCCCGGCCTTGCCCGTCGAAATCTTTGTCAGCAGTTCGACCGCCTGGTCGTAGCGCTTTTCGATGGTGTCGGTGAGAACCGAATGGCGATTGGCAAGGATGTAGGCCGCAATGTCGATCGCCGGCCGAACCAGCATCGCCGGCCTGCCGGCAAGCGGCAGCGTGTAACGCACGCCGACATAGCTGTCGATCTCGGCCGAGGCGCTCGCAAGCGCCGTGTCGGCGGCCGCATCGGCGTCTTCGACTTCGGCCGGCAACAGATCGGCGACGAAGCTTTCGCTGTAGAGCGCGGCAATGTCATCGCGAGTGGCGTACATCGTGCCTCCGAACCGGTCGGGCCTTTTTGAGACTTGCCCGGGTCTGGCTTGGCGGCGGTCACCTGCACGGCATCAGGGGGATCAATCCCGTCCGCCTCACGGTCTCAAGGCTCCGCCCAAAAACGGAACGCTGGGGGCCTTGCGGGCCGTACCAGAACCGCCTCTCGGGTAATCAGTCAGGCGGGCCGACCGCTATCGTATCGAGCGCGCCCAGGACTTCGCCTTTGCGAACCTTGAGCCCGAGGCGTTCGGTCAGTTGCTTGACGGTCATCGCCTGCAACTCGTCCTTGGTGGCGCCCGCCGAAATGGCGTTCTGAACGGCCTCGCCGATCTGCTCGGCCCGGCTTTCACCGCCCCCGCCATCATCATCGTCGGGCAGCATGACCCGCTTGTTGTCACGCAACTGATCGATCTGCCGGTCGGTCAGATCGAAGTCGTCCGGATCGAAGGGCTCGCCCTCGGCAATGTCCACGCCGCTGATCCGAAGCGGCGCCAGGGCGATCAAGTCCCGTCCCATGAAGCGGTTCCTTTCTAGGCGGCGAGAACGTCTTCGAGCAGGAAACCGGCGCGATTGGCGACGATCAGTTCCTTGACGCTTTCGCCGGACCGAACCAGCTTGCCGCCATGAAGCCCCATGTCGGCTTGCTTGGTGCCGGCCACCTTCTGGCCATTTTGCGCCGTGAACCCGAACGTGATGCCACCGGTCGTATCAGCCGTGCTGTCGATGAACTGGCCGGCGACGACATTGCCCCAGGTGCGGGCAATGACCGGGTTTTCACCGGGCTTTTTGATGTTGACGCGGGCCGAGCCGACCAGGATGCGCTGCACCTCGAGCAGTTCGGCCACGTCCTCGCGGCGCGCAACACCGCTGTCGCCGGAATTGGCGTTGATCGCCTTGATGACCTTGGGGTTCTGGCGGAACTTGCGCCAGACATTGTTGCCGAACACCAGCTGGTTTGGACGCATCCAGCACTCGTCGAGCATCTCCAACAGCAGATCGACCGGGTCACTGTCGGCGTGGTCGAACTGATCGGTTCCAGCAAGCACACGGCGGTGGTCGGCGTGATAGTTGGCCGGGTCGGTCACCTTGTTGGCCACGCGGACTTCCCGGTCCAGAAGCACGATGTTGGTCGCCCGCATCGTCGCGCGCTTTTCGGGGTCCCAGCCGTTCTGCTCGGCCTCCTTGATCGTCGGATTGTCGAGCGGCACGTCGATCCCGAAGTCCTCGACCTGCGATGTCTTCTGGGTGCCCTCGATCTCGACCTGGTTGGGCGCGGACCGGCGTCCGATGCGGGTGTCGGGCAGCGTGAAGCTCTCGGCCTCATCATAGGACTGCCAGTCGAACCGGTAGGATGCATCGACGCGCGGCAACACATCGTCGGCAATCAGCGAGATGTCGGGATTGGTGTATCCGATCGCAACGGCGATCAGATCGGCGCGAGGCGTGAACTGTTCGTTGTTAGGGCGTGCCATTTCGGTGCTCCGGTTGCCGCGTTATCCGCGAATGGTCTGGGGTGCGATATGAACCTGGCCACGGACGCCGGCGCCGCCGCTCTCCTCGGCAAAGCCGATCACGCGCAGCGTTTCGTCTGCACCGGGCACTGCCACAACGGCCTTGCCGTCCGCGTCGGCCGTCAGCGGATCGCCGGCAGCCACAACCCCGCCGAATTCGACGGTTCGGACGTCATCCTTGTAGATGTCGATGCGGCCGCCCTCGGCTTCCGTGCCGCGCACACCTGAAACGCCGCAGAGCGCATCGGTGCCGGCCGTTGCCTGCTTGACGGTGTCGGCGCCCGCGTCAAAGGCGGCGATGCGGTAGGGCGCGATCGCGCCGCTGGCCGTATGGTTCTTGACCAGTCCCATTGCGTTCTGGTTCATGTTGCCTGCCCCTTTTCGACAGCCGCGACCGCATCGGCGATCGTGATCTTGTTGCCGATATCGAGTTGTTGCTTCTGGTAGACCCGCGCCTTCGAGGCGAGCGCGACCGGGTCATCCTTTTCGCCGGCCGCGCCCGGCTTGCCGGTGATCCCGGTCTTGTCGGTGACCTTGGGCGCAGCGCCGATTGCCGCCAGGACCTTCTCCAGCGCCTTGTCGTCGGTGCACAGCGCCACATAGTGATCCTTGGTGCCGGGCGTGATCTTGCCGGCCTCGACCGCTTCGTCGATCGCCGACGTCACCTTCTCCTCGAAAGCGGCCGCCTCGGCATCGCCGAGTTTCTTTTCTGCGGTCTCGGCGCGCGCCAGCACGGCGTCATAGTCGGCGCGCGGCATGAAGTCGTCCGTCGACGGCCGACCGGCCTTCGATTTGGCCGTTGCCAGCTCGGCCGTGTGGTCGGCATCCTTCTTGGCGATGGCCGCAAGGATGGCCGCCTCGTCGGCGTCCTCGGCCAGACCCAGCGCCTTGGCAATCGCTGTCAGCATAGCGGTGTCTCCGGTTTGGGATTGGGTGCGCGTCAGCGCGGCCATGTCGAAAGCCGGCCGATTGACCAGCGCGGCGGCGAGCAAGGCGGTCACCTCGTCAGTCTTCGGCTCGGTGGGGAATTCCGGCGAGATGAAACGGTACTCTTTGGCCGCGATCGCGGCCTTGGCGGCCTCGGTCCATTCAACTTCGCCCCAGACCGCACCGTCCTTGACTGCAAGCCGCTCGATCCAGCCGGCCGCGCGATCGCTGCCGCCGTCATCGACGGTGAAGTGCGAACGGTGGTCATAGTCGACCATCACCGGCCGGCCGGAAGCATTGAACGCTGCCACAAAGGCGTCCGGGTCGGACAGCTTGAACTTGCGGCCGTCCATGGTCGCCAGTTCCGGGCCTTTCGGGAACAGCTGGATCAGGCTGGGAACCTGTCCGCCCTCCGACCGCGCCAGCTCAACCGGCTCGGTCAGAAACGCACTGCGCGCCACGGTGCGTTCGGCCAGATGGCGCTTGGTCGCTTTGGAGATGGTTGCGGCGGCATTGATCATGGTGCATCAATGGCGCTGTGGGCATCGGGCCACGGTGGTGAAACCGCTTCACCACCAATCGGACCGAAGATGCGATCGTCGCCATTCACCCAGCATCAAATTTGAAACGGCTTCAAAGCCCGTACAGGCGTTTTTGGCGTTCCGACGCAGCGAACCACCGGCGCGACCAGAACGCGTCTGTGCGGCCAAATGTGGCGCCGTTGAAAACGCACAACGTCGGGACTATGATAAGTGCAGCGGACCGAGCCAGGAGCGCTCGCTTGATGCGGTGAGGGAGTTCCGCCCCTCCGGTCCGTTTTTTCCCGTCAGTCGATCCGGTGAAACGAGTTCAAAAAGAGCTCGCGCAGGCGCGTGATCTTGATGACGGCGATCCAGCGCTTGCCCTGGTGAAGGCCGCGCGCCAGAAGCTTGCCGCCATCGGTCTCGATGACGCCGGTTTCGAGCAGCGTCTGCACGCCGCGCAGATCGTCGCGCGTGACGTGGCGGTGTTTGCGTCTGATCTTCTCGGCATCGGCCACCGACAGCGACACCAGCCCGTGCCCGGCACCGAACCGGTCGGCGACCGCACGGGGCAAAGATGCCAGGGGCGCGGCGATCGCCCGCCGCGGATCACGCGGCCGCGTCGGATCAAAGCCCGGCCGGTTGTCCCAGACTGCGCCCATGACCGGCGAACCAACCAGATCGGCGACGGCCGCATGGCGGGCATCGTCGTTGAGCCCGTCAAGCCTTTCGGCCAGAAAGGCGCGGGCAT